TTCTCGCCAGCGATTTCGGTGTGCGCGCGGATGGTCGTGATGACTCCGCGGCGATTCAAGCGGCGATCGATCGGGCATCGACGACGGGCCGTGGGGCCACGGTCTGGCTTCCCCCTGGCGACATCTATGCGACGAATTTGAAACTCAAGGCCAGCATCACGCTCCGCGGGTACAACTCGGCGGAGTTCTATGAAACAGCCGGGCCTCCCGCGGCGACGCCCACCACGATCTTGCATAACCTCCGCGGCACGACGCCACTAATCACCTCTGCGACGGACTTCGTGGGCGGGGCGGTTCGGGATCTGTTGCTCTACGGCTTCGGGAGCGGCTCGGCGGATCGCGGGATCTATATTCCGACCGGGGTTGCGGTGGTGCGGATGCGGGTCGAGCACGTCTGCTGTAATAACTTCGCCGAGCAGGGCATTTTCATCGAAAGCACGACCTCGCTCGGCGGATTTATTAACAACGTCTTCACGTTGAATTGCCTGCTCACCCGCAGCCGCGCCAGCCGGACGGGCACGATTCATCTCAACTCGACCGACTGGTGGATGAGCCAGTGTGAATGCACGTCGTCCGAGAGCTCCATCACGAATGCTTCGCTCTACAACTGCGGGATCTATATCAACGGGGCGAATGCCTTCGTGAATCAGTGCGTCGGTGAAACCTCGGAGATCGGGATCGCTATTGGCGCGAATAAGGGTCGTGGTCGGCTTGTCGCCTGTCGTTCAGACCTGAACCGCGGCCATGGCTTCGCGATCGATGGCGGTAGTCATCACATCGTCGCCTGCTATGCGCTCAATGATGGGCTCGAGACCGCGAACACGTACGACGGCTTCAACTTCGCATCCACGGGCGCCGGATGCACGCTCGTGGCATGTGACGCGGAAACGCAGGCTGGACACAACGCGATCCGCTACGGCTTCAATTGCGGCGATCTCTCCCTCGGATCATCGCAGTTCATCGGATGCCGGAGCCTCGGCTATGCGACGGCCGATTTTAATTTCCCCGTCAATCAGATCCGGCATGACAACCAGATCGTGTTGCCGGAGATTACGGCCCCATCGGCCCCGACGGGCAACCAAGCCGTGTTCTTCATTCGCGACAATGGCGCGGGCAAAACGCAGGCATGCGTACGGTTCAACACGGGCGCAATTCAGGTATTAGCCACCGAGCCGTGAGAACGTTTGCCCGCGGGTGGATGCCGGACGCTAACGCGGACGGTGGACCGAAGGATGCACTCCTCCGGATGGATAACTGCGTCCTCGATGAACTCGGGGTTGTCGCCTCACGCCTCGGGTCGCAGCCGATCAATGTCGCCCCGCTCGATGATCTCGATGTCCACTCGCTCTATACCGTTACGCTCAACGGCACCCGACAACGCATGGTGGGGGCGGGTAATTCGGTCTACGCGAACGGGGCGGAGATTCTCGGGTCGATTCCCGGCAGTGAAGACATCGCGTTCGGGTCGCATCTCGGCCAAATCTTCTTTACGCGGAGCACGACAAAGAAGAAGTACGACGGCTCCGACGTGACGAACTGGGGCCTCGCGATGACGGGCAGTGCGCCGACGGCGGCCGCCGCGGGCGATGATTCCAAAGTCTTCGCGTCGTTCAACTCGACCGAATCTCCGGCCTTTGTCGAAAATGTGGGCGATGGAATTTCTTTCGTCGCGGGATTCGACGGGACGGCCAACGGAGCACTCAAAGCGATTGCGGACACCCCACTCGCCTACTCGCAGATTACGAAGACCTTCGCCGCCGCGACAAACTTCACGGTCTACGACAGCGGCGCGATTGGGGCGGATTCAGACATCATCGAGTTCTACGCCTATGTCCCCCCGGAACAACTCACCGCGTTCACGCAGTTCTTCATGCAGGTAGACATCAACGGCACCACGCCGTTTGTGAGTGACTACTACTTTAAGATCATCAATAACGAACCGGACGAGAACGGCAACGATCAGATCGTCGCGGGCTGGAATCTGTTTCAGTCGGCGCGGAGTTCATGGATCAGGATCGGCACGAACAACGCATGTTCCTGGTCGACTGTGAAAGCGGTGCGCGCGGTGTCCGGGGGGACGACCGCGGCAAATTATGTGTACTTCGATCGCTGGCGGATACGCGGCGGCACCGGCAGTCCCGTCACTGGCACCGTCCGCTATAAGTACATCTATGTGAACGACACCGGGACGTACGTGATCAAGTCCGCGCCGTCGGATGTCTCGGCCGATTTGATCGTCTCAGCCAATGCGACCGCGGTCAGCATTCCGGCCGATAGCAGCCGGGACACGCAAGCCGACGAAATCTGGCTGTTCCGTCAGGGCGGTGGACTCGACACGTTCTACCGCGTTGCCACCACCGAACTCCCAGCGGGCTTCAGCTATACCTGCCATGACGAGCTGGCGCTGATTACGTCCACGTTCCCCACATATGACCCCATGCCGCAGGCGGTCATTACATATGAGGACGAGCGCAGCATCGCCTCAGCACTCAGTGCGGCATTTGCGACGCTGGTGGCGTCACTCACCGCCAGAAATACCACGACGGCCGACAGCATCGTGGATTCCATCTCGATCACGGATCAGATGTCCGATGCGGATGCGCTGATTCTGAACATCACGCTCAACGACACGATTGACGTGCCGCCAGATGACATCATCGCGATCGAAGGCCCGTACTTTGACCGCATGTATGTGCTCACGGCGACCGACCTCTATCCGAGCCAGGCACTCGGTCCGGATATGTTCTCCGTTGATGAAGTGATCCACATCGCGGACGAAACTGAGACGGCGCTCTGGCTAAAGAAAGCCTTCGACGGGCTCTACATCGGCACGACGAAGGACATCTACCGGCTCTCTGGCACGGGCAATCCGCTCGAGGATGGCACGCTCGATCTGACATTGCAGCCGTTGAACATCGACGCGCCGCCGATCAGTGCCGCCATTGCGAGCGATAACACGTTTCTCGTCTATGTCGCCTCGGATGGCTGGCGTGCTGTGGCTGGGCAGTCGGGCTCATCGCGACTTGTGGGACCGACGAGCTTGCTGTATCGCGGTCTGACTCGCCATGGCGTGGAGCCGGTGAATCTAGCCGGCCGCCTGCGCGCAACGATCGCGCATGGGCAACTCGTGGCGATCACGCCGGAAGGTGACGCCGACGATGACAGTGTTGTGCTCTATCGGCATGTGCTCGGCACGCAGGGGCAAACGTGGTATCGGCATGTGTATCCATCATCCTGGCGATCGATCGCGCGAGAACCGGACGGCACGCTGATTGCGGGCGACACCGCTGGGTTTGTGTGGACCCTGGACGATACTGGCCGACTCGACGGCGAGGACGGGATCGATCTGGAATTGCTCACGATTGCCGATGACTTAGACCTCCCGCTCCAACAAAAGACGCTCAACGACGCGCGCATCGTCGCGCAGACCGGCGGAGAAGCGGCTACGGTGCTGGCCTATCTCAACGATAGCAGCGACGCCGACGCGAGCTTTACGGGCTTCACAGAAACCATGTCGCCGTTCGTGGGGTCGCTGGCCAGGTTGCCCGCCGTGTGGCGTGTCCAACTCCGGATCACGCTGACCGCTGGCGCGTTCGGCGCGTTCTTCTCTGGCTATGACATCGGGGCCGTCATGTCCCCGCTCGGACGGCTCACGTATGACTCTGGTCCGATGGATCTCGGACAGGAGTTTACCTGGGTGCGAGAACTCCGCGTGAGTCTCACGGCCGTCGGGGCCGACATCGCCGCCGTGTTGTCGTTTGATGGGCTCGAGCGTGCAGCCGTCACTATTCCGATCCCGAGTTTTGGCCCACGTACGGTCACGATTCCGGTGCCGCGCGATTTTAAGGGGTCATGTCCGCGACTCGTAATGACGAGCACGGAGCCGTTCTATCCGGAGTGGATTGATGTCGTGCGCCGTGTCAGCGGTACGGCGATGAGTGCGAAGCCGATCCGCATCAACACGAAAGTGGCGGCGGCATGAACCAATCCAATGAAATGGTGAATGCGCAAGTGGATGCCGGATTGGCGTTGCTCAATAGTGGGTATCTGCGGATCTACAACGGGACGAAACCGGCCACCGCGAATACCGCCGTCACGACGCAGACATTACTGGCGGAATTGCGGTATGGCGCGACAGCCTTCAATTCGGCCTCGGCTGGAGCGGCCTCCGCGAATGCGATGACGCAGGACTCGAGTGCGAACGCGACCGGCACGGCGACCTGGTTCCGTGCGCTGGAATCAGATGGCACGACAGCGATCTTTGACGGCACGGCCGGCGAAGTTGGGACCGATCTCGTGATGAGTGATGCGGACGTAACGGCGGGCGTGGTGGTGAGCGTGACATCGCACACCTACACGCTGCCCAAGAGTTAAACGATGGCAGACGTCACCGTCAAGTCTGTCGCGCCCGTGCCAGCGGATTCCTTTGTGAAGCCGAACATCGTTACGGTGCCGGCGAATCAACTCGCACAGGACTTGTTTAAAGCGGGCGGCGTATTAGCTCGGCTGCAAGTGCTGTTCGACGCCGGGCCGATTGTGCTCGATGGCGATTCGCACTCCGCTTTCTGGGTCTACGTCCAGAACGCAACAGGCTGGCAGCATCTCGTGAGCCTCACGGATTCTCGCGACGTGGATCTTGGATGGGACGGGCAGGAGATCACGCTGAAGATCGTCGCGGCCTTCTCTTATGCCTGCTCAGTGGGCATTGGCGTCAACGTCCTCTTTCCCAGAGAGGCGAAGGTCGGCTAGATGGCGGTCGCCTTCAACGCGAAATCCACCAACCAGGCCCACACGGCGAGTGGCACCAGTGTGAACTTGACCACGATGACGGTCGGGTCCGGCACGAACCGAGCGCTCGTGGCGACACTCTCGTTTGACCGCCGCCACAACGCGATTGATCCAACCAGCGTCGCGCTGAGTTGGGACAGTGCCGGGACGCCGCAGTCCATGACCTCGGTGATTGCCGCCAATGGCGCCGGCACAGGCTCGACCTCAGCCCGCGCGGAAATCTGGGGATTAGTCGCCCCGACCGCGGGAAACAAAACGCTCGCGATTTCATGGACGGGCAATCAGGAAGTCTACGTGGGCGCACTCGATGTGACGGGCGCGAGTCAGGCTGGCGGCACCACGACATTCGCCAACTCAGGTTCCACGACAGGCTCGGGCACGACGATGACGCGCGTGCAGACGAGCGCCACGAACGATCTCAGTGTCGTGGTGTGGTGTGTCGCGCAGAACGTGTCGGCCACGACGACGCAAACGGAAGCGTATCGCAACAACACGGGCACGAACGTCTCGGGCGGTAGTTCCTACGGCGCTGGCGCGGCGACCGTCACGCATTCCTTCACCCAAGATATCAGCACGGCCTATGTGATCGTCGGCGTGGACATCGTGGTCGCATCCTCCGGACGGACGGCGCTGAATACGCGCGCCACGAACCTCGGCATGGAAGTGGGCATGAACTGGCGTGGAGGACCGCTATGAACCTGCTCCACTACATGAAGCGAGAGAAGTCAGGACTCGCATTCACGACGCTGGAACTCGTGCAGGCCGAAGAGAAACAGGGGCATGGCGTCTGCGTCCGCGAACCGACCGACGACAAGGGGATGCCCGGTAAGGTGCTCTACGGAAATCCCGATCTGAACTTCGACGTGGAGTGCATTCATTCGCAGATGCCGCTGCCGAGTTACTTTACGAAGCGTCCTAAGTTTCTGTGGATGCACGGAGAACCATTGTCCTCCGTGGGCAATGGCGTGTCCATGAAAGCCATTGTGGACATGGCCCCGAAAGTGGATGCGTTCATCGCCATGCGCGAGGAGGAGATGCCGATCTGGTCCTCCATCAAGCGGACCTACCGCGTCTCGAAGGGCATCGACCTGCAACGGTTTCAGCCGGTCACTGTCCCGGCGCACGACAAAGAAAATCCACTCTCAAAACTTTCAGGTGGTCCGGCCGTGCTTTACTGCGAGCACTGGCGCGGCCAGCGGAATCCGCTCTATCTGTGCGTCGCGATGGAGCGCGTGTGGCAGAAATATCCGGAAGCGCGTCTACATCTCTACAACTGCCCCGGCGGAAAGATGGGCGACACGTTCAAGGCGCTCATTCAGCACAATAAGTGGTGGGCGTTTCTCCGCACGATCAATGGGGCCGTGGCGGATGCGGATGTGAATCTGCTCTACAACCGCGCCGACATCATCGTCTCGTGTCTCGACCCGCTCTACGCCAGAAGCATCGAAGCGTTCGGCGCAGGCAAAGCCTTCATCGGTCCCGGCTACACCGATCCGGAGTATCCGCATCACTGCGACCTGCATCCGGATTCAATGGCCGATGCCATCATCAGGTGTTGGGAATCACGCGGCACGTTCGACTATCGCGCATGGGCGGAACAGAAGCATGACGTGATGAACACTGTGAAGCAGTCCATCGCGATTTACGAGAGGTATCTGTGACCACCCGTCGTCGTCTGTGGCGCTGGATCTTGCGGTCCATTCCCAATTGGCCGCATCGATACGAGGTTGTCTGCGCGAACTGTGGGCGCATTGAGCGACCGTGGGAGCGGGCCATGCTGTGCCCGAAATGTCAGCCATGAGCTACGCCACGATTGACCACTTGCGCTCGCAGCTCGGAGGGACACCGAGTCCGGACCGGTCGCCGGCTTATGCCGCGAAGATGCTCCATCCAGTCCCGAAAGCCGAGACGGTGAAGCGTGAGGAGTTCATCTTGCGACAGTGTCGCGGCAAGAGGGTGCTGGAGTTCGGTGCCTCGGGCGCATTGCATCGCGCGATTGTCGAAGTGGCCGCGCTCTGCGTCGGCGTGGACCGCGAATCCACGAGCAGCGTGATCGGGTTCGACCTCGACGCCATCGGTCCAGAACTGCCGCAAGTGCCATGCGACATCATCATCTGCGGCGAAATAATCGAGCACTTAACAAATCCTGGCTGGTTCCTGACGCGCCTCAAGCGGCAATATCCGGACGTGCCAGTTATTATCACAGTCCCCAATGCCTTCTCACGCGCGGGAGCGGGACACATTCAGCGCGGCATTGAAAACGTCAACATCGATCATGTGGCGTGGTATTCGCCCACGACGATTGCGGCGCTCCTGACTAAGTGCGGCTACGTGGCTGGGGCGCTCTACTACTACAACGGCGACGGCCCAACGTCCGAAGGTCTCGTGGTCTGCGCGGAGTAATCAATGGCGCAACGCTTCTACAAAGGTCGAACAAACAATCACCTCACATGGGTGATGGTGGATGCGACGGACTTCGCGACGCCGGAATCGGCCATGTCCGCGGCCACGAAGATCAAAATTTACGGCAAGCTGCGCGGTGCGGCCGGCGTGAACTTCGTGTCCTCCGGCACCGGATCACTAACGAACGACATCACCCATGTCGGCGCGTCGGTCCTCGGGATCTACAGCATCGGCCTCGCGAAAGCCGACCTGTCTGACGCCTCGGCCGCTTGGTATGACCAATACATCATCAGCCTGTCGGCCACGGGTGCGGCATATCAGACGCTCGTAGCGGAAGGCGTGATCGATGACAGCACGACCAGCGCGGTCATCAGCGATCTCACCTCAGCATTACTCGTGATTCAGTCAATGGCCTCAGATGCGGCGAGTGCCGCGGTGCAGGGGAACTCACGCATCCTCGTCACGCAGTCGATGGCATCTGATGCAGCCAGCGCGGCGATCCAAGCTAACTCGCGTGTGCTGCTGAATGTATCGGTCATATCCGATCTATATTCGCTGCTCTCAGACTTCAAGTCCGACTTTCAAAGCCGAGTGCCGAAGGCCGTGGCGACGAACTCGCAGTTGTCGGATCTGGCCTCTGACCTCAAAAGCGCCATCGCCGGAATTACGGTCACGATCAGCGCGTCCGACGTGTCAGACATTGCGTCGGCCGTCGTCGCAGGCTTGCCAGTCACGTCCGCGATCTCTGACATCTATTCGCTGCTGTCGGATTTCATGAGCGACTTCCAAAGCCGAGTGCCGAAGCGCGTCGCGACGGATAGCCAACTCTCCGACATGGCGAGCGACATCAAATCCGCTGTCCTGCTCACGCAGTCGCTCGCCTCTGATGCCGCATCGGCGGCGGCACAGGTGAACTCGCGTGTGCTGTTGGTGCAATCCAGGCTATCTGACTTCGATTCTCGCCTCGTGAGTGACGTCTCAGACATTCGCTCGATGTTGTCGGACATGCTCAGCGACTTTCAAAGCCGCGTGCCGAAAGCGGTCGCGACTAATTCGCAACTCTCTGATCTCGCGAGCGATCTACGGTCCTATCTCGTCGGCCTGAGTGGAACAGTCTCAGACATCTACTCCGGACTGTCGGACCTGCAAAGTGACTTCCAGAGCCGTGTGCCAAAACGTGTCGCGACGGATTCTCAATTAAGCGATATGGCGTCGGACGTGAAAAGCGCGGTCACCGTCGCGAATACGAATGCGGCGGCGGCGGCCTCACGGGCGCTGCTCGTGCAGTCCAGCGTCTCGGATATTTACTCGCTCTTGTCGGATGTCTCGTCGGATCTGGGTGTGATGTCAGGTGTCTTATCTGACACCTATTCATTGCTCGGCTCCACCCCCGCCGTAAACATTAAGAAAGTAAACGATGTGACGGTGGTTGGCGATGGCTCGCTTGTACCGTGGGGGCCGGCCTAAATGGGGATCGGTACGTCGTGGGTGACCGGCTCATGGGTCGAAGACTCATGGTTCGACGGCTCATGGGGCATTGAAGGGGCTGGGATTACCTGCACGCTGGCGCTCACGGCCTTCGCGGCGCGGTGCGCGTTACTCGGACAGATTGGCGAAGGGACCGCCCGTAATAACCGGCGCAATACCAGGCGGTTGACCTCGACGCGAGAAGACATCCCGATCCCGGCGGAACAGCCGGCCGAAGTACAGCAGTCGGTGCGGGCCGCGCTCTATCGGTTGGATCACACGAGTACGAAGTCCAGGATTCCACTGCCGGCGAAAGCGGAGCCGACGGTGCAGCAGTCGATCCGCGCGATTCGGAAACGATTGGAGCGGTTACCGTGACAGAGCGTTGGCTGCCATCAGATGAGTGGGCGCAACTACAGCCGGTCTTCGTCGCGAATGGCGGGACGATGCCGTTGCCAGAGAACGGCAAGATCCGAGTGATTGAGGACGGTGGTCACGTCGTCGCGTTTATCGTCGTGCAGTATGTGCGGCACGCGGAACCAATTTGGATTGCTGAGGATTACCAAGGGCGCGGCCTGTGGCGATCACTCTGCGCGGCGGTTGATGCGGATGCGCCGGGTTACTACCTATTTGCACCCGACGAGCGATCGGAACACATGGCGTCCGAGCTTGGCCTCGAAAAACTGCCGTGGTCAGTATTTGCCCCGAAGGGGGTGCATTCATGCCATTCCTAATTCCAATCGCTGTCTCTGCGGCCTCGGCCTATGCCGGTTCGCGAGCGTCGAAGTCGAAATCGACATCGACCTCCACGCCGACGCTAAGTCCTCAGTTCAAGCCGCTACAGGATTTGCTACTGCAACAGGCGATGTCGCGTCTACAGAATCCGACATCTTTGCAAGGCTACGAGTCACAGGGACTCAGCGGTATTAACAAGACGTTCGGCCTTGGAGATATGGCGCTGCAGGCGAGATTGCGGGCGCGTGGATTGGGCCGGTCGAACATTGCCGGCGCGGCGGATGCACGACTCGAAGGCGACCGGCTCGGCCAAATTTCGCAGTTCCAGAATGGCCTGCCATTGCTCCAGCGCGATCTGCAGAATCAGGATCTGCAGTTCGGGCAAGGGCTGCTCGGCATGGGCCGCGGTACCACCACAACTGGTACCGCATCGTCTGGCGGAGGTGCGAAGGGAGGATTGGAAGACTTAGCATCCATACTCGGCTATTTCATGGGGCAAGGCGCCTTCGGCGGCGGCAAGAAGGGTGGCGGCGGCGGTCTTCCGTTCGGCGGCGGGTATCTCAGCTAGACGGGAGTCCACATTATGGGATTTGCAGAAAACTACATCGCGGGCCATCAAGCGGGCCAGCAACTCAAAAAAGATCGCGAGGATGCTCAGCTCGAAAAGATGATGATCGAGCACAAGCTCCGCGGCATGAAGATCGACGAAGCGATCCAGCGCCGCGCGCTCGAAAAGCAGAACTTCGATTTGCTGCAGGGCCAGCCCGCGGCCGACATCCCTAGTGAAGTCACGTCCATTGGCAATGTGCCGACGGGGACGGGCTTCTCGATCCCAGTACCGCATCAGCAAGCGAAGGCGCAGACGATTCACGGGGTGCCGGAACTCGGCATCGGGGACACGTCGATCCGTCCACAGTCGCAAGAGGCGATGTCATCTGCAGCCGCGGCAGCGAAGTTGCGCGAGATGATGACCACTCCGCGCGACGTCGGACCGGGCCACAAGATCATGCTGGGCGATCAAGTGCTCGCTGATAATCCAGTGGAGCAGAAAGACCAGCCAATTCCGTCGTCGCCTTTCGCCGCGGTGCGTCAGGCGCAGGAGCGTGAACTCGGTCGCCCGCTCAATTCGCAAGAGTTAGTCGCCCTATCGGACAAGCTGGATCAGAATCCCACGCGCGCAGGGCTGAATGAACTCACGGCAGAGTTACGGAAGCTCCAAGTTCAGGAACTCACGCAGACCCTCGCGAATGGTCGCATGACGCCGCAGTTGTTCAATCAGGCGAACAAGCTGGCCGATGATTTCTCGGCCGCGCCACAGGTGAAGGACTTCATCACTCGGCGCTCTGGCTATCAGACCATCCTGAACGCAGCCAATGATCCATCGGCGGCGGGTGATCTCTCGCTGATCTTCGCCTACATGAAGACGCTCGATCCCAACTCCGTCGTACGCGAAGGCGAGTTCGCGACCGCGCAGAATGCCGGGTCGGCCTTCAATCGCGTCGGGGCGCTCTATAACAAAGTGGTCAATGGACAACGGTTGACGGAGGCGCAACGCAGCGATTTCGTGGGTCAAGCGCGGAAAATCTATCAAGGCGCGAAACAGACCTACTCCGGCTTTAAGCAGATTTTCGACGGTCGGGCGCAAGCGCAGGGCATTGATCAGAAATTCGTCACGTACGACATGCCAGATCCGGCCGCGCAGAGCGCGACGCCGGGTGCGGTTCCTGGTCCGGTCTCATCGCATGGCGGCCCTGCGGCTGCGACTCCGAGCGCGGCGCAACGGGCGGCACTGGCTGGCGCATCAGACGGGAAACATACGCTCTCTGACGGCTCAGTCTGGACTGTCAAAGGCGGCGTGATTACGCCGGGCGGTGGCTGATGCCGCAGGGACTCAGCATCGTCAAATCTGAACCGTTGCCACAGGTGCCGTTGGCTCCGATGGAGCCCGTGGCGTCGCATCAACAGCCGCTCTCGATTGTGAAGTCTGAGCCGCTGGGCGCGCAGGTCGATTTTCTCGACCCGCTCGGGATCAACCGCTTTGCGACCGATGCCGTAATCGGCGCCGGGAAGGGACTGCTTCAGACCATCCGCGGTGGTGGGCAACTGATTCGTAATGCCATCCCTGCGCTCAACCACGGACCAGAAGTCAATCCTCCGATCAACATCGAAACGACGAATACCGCGCAGTCGGTCGGTAAAGGCGCCGAACGTGTGGCCGAGTTCATGGCGCCGGCTGGCATCCTCGGCAAAGCGAAGGCCGCGCTGAAGACGGGCAGCGCCATCTTAGACACCCTCATCGGGGCGGGTCTCGAAGGTGGCTCTGCGGCGGCGGTGTCGTCCGCACAGAAGGGCAGCACGGAAGGGGCGGCGACCACCGGCCTTATCGCGGGCGGCTCGTCTGTGGCCTTGCAGGGGCTATTTAAGGCCGTTGGGGCGATGAGTCAGAAGGCCGAGACCGCCCTCGTGAAACCCAGTGCCGCCGACATCCGCGACGGCTTCAAGGCGGACACGATTTTCAAGTACAAGCTCGGCGGCTCGCTCGGCCAGACCTTTGAGAAGACAGACGCACGCCTGAAGGATCTTGGCCAGCAGCTTCGGACAGCCTTACAGTCTGAGCCGACGGCGAAGGTGGACATCTATCGCGCCTATTCAGATGCCGCTGATGAACTCGCGAAAGACGCCGCCAAGAACTTCGGCCAGAACGCGGCGATCCAGAAAGCCCTCACGAAGATGGGCGATGAGATCGACATCGCCATCGGCAAATCCTCGGGCGGTCTCGCGGATGTGCTCACCGCCAATGAACTGAAGCAGGCTACGGGCAAACTCGGCGCCTGGTATCACGCGCCCGGTGGTCCGGCGAGCGTGGACCCTGATGCCGCGGCCATGGAACGTGTCGCGAATACCTTCTACGCCAAACTGAAGGACTCGATCAATGCCGCGATTCCCGGCGGCCGAATAAACGCGATCAATCGCGAAATCAGCGAACTCATCCCGATTCAGCGGGCGGTCTTGCGCCGCTTGCCGGTGGAAGCCCGTTCGAACGTCATCGGCCTCGGAGACATGCTCTCAGTGGTACGCGGGGATGGACTCGGCCTCGCGCTCGGCGCGGCGAATCGCCTCAGCAAATCCGGGGCAGCGATTGGTGCGGGCTTCAAAGCCGGCCAGAACGCGCCTGAATTGTCCGCTGGCATGGCGCGCATCCTCGCAGCACTACAGAGTCAGACCGTGCCGGCGCATGAGGTCAAACGCTGATGTGGATTTTCGAGCAGCACTCCGGACGGCTCTACCAGGACACCGATCTGGAGACGTTCTATCAAGGCTATTCCGGGCATGCGGACGGGAAAAATAATCCGGCGATGCAAGGCGTGAAGAACTTTGGCCCGATTCCGGTGGGTCTATATGACATCGGCGAACCGCACGACACCGAGACGCATGGGCCGTACGTGCTTCGACTCACACCCGCGCCAGAAAACGAAATGCACGGGCGCGACAATTTTTTAATTCATGGCGATTCGCGGACGTTACCAGGGACCGCCTCGCATGGGTGCATTGTGATCAGCCGACCGGCGCGGATGGCCGTGTGGCTGTCCGAAGATCGTCCGTTGAAAGTTATCGCCGGAGGGTAGCTGTGGACCCAACATTGTCTGGACTTCTGGTCGCCATCGTCGCGGCTGCGCTGAGTGGGTTGGGCAGTTCATTACTCACAACCTATCGGCTTCAGGCGGTGATGGATCAGAAGGTGTCCGACGTGACGCGGCGCGTGGTGATGCTCGAGGATGAAAAGGTGGATACGGTCGTCCATCAAGAAGTGACTGCGCGCCTGATGTTGGCGGATGCAGTAAACAAGGAAGACATCTCACGGGAACGTCACCGGATGAACAACTGGGAGCAGCGACACCCATGAGCGAGATGATGCACACGATCGCCGCAACACCGCGGGCCGTACTGACCAGCGATGCGCGAGTGTTCGGCTTCAGCTATGCCGAATTGCTGTTCGTGGGGATGATCTTCGTCGGTCTCGCCACGGGACCGTGGGCGGATGTCACGAGCCTGTCGGAACTCTTGCACTTTCACAACATCGTGAGCGCGATCTCCACCATCGGCGCGTGTGCGGTGTCGTTCGCAACGGGCAGAATGTCAGCAAAGGACAAGCCTTGAAACTCGGCGGCATCTTCTCAAAAGCCATTCCGTTCCTCGCCGCGGCCATTCCTGGCGGCGGTGTCGTCTCCAAGATGGCGTTCGACATCATCGGCAAGGTGACTGGCACGACGCCGAAAGATGCTGACGAAGCCGCATCCGTGCTCGCGACGGCCACGCCGGAGCAGATGCTTGCCCTCCAGAGCGAGGAGCACAATTTCAAACTCCAGCTCGAAACGCTGAACATCAAGAGCGTGGAGGAATTGGAGCGCATTGCGGCGGGAGACCGTGACTCCGCACGCAATCGCGAAATCAAGACGGGCGACAGTTGGACGCCGCGGCTCATCACGGCGGTCATCCTCGGCGGCTATGTGCTCGTGCAGTGGTTCATCTTGACGCACATCGTTCCGCCTGAGATGTTGCCTATCGTCATGCGGTCATTGGGCACGCTCGATACCATCGTGGGTATCGTGGTCGGATATTACTTCGGAAGTTCGGCTGGCAGCGCGGCCAAGAATGCGTTGATTGCAGAAAAGGTGAAGTGACATGAACCGCAGGCAGACGGCCATCTTCCTCAGCATTGTCGTCTCGGTATTGGCGTTGGAATACTTCGGCGTGATTCGCGTCTACGCGCAAGCGCCCACGCCCGCGCCCACGATTGCGCTCTACGTGTCCCCGCACGTCTCGGCATTCAACACGCTCGTGCCGCGGGTGAGTCCCTTCCAGGCCACACAGGCGGCAGTGAACGATTGCAGTCTGACGACATCGGAGAAGTCCACCAAGATTTGCGTCACCGTGAAAGCAGTCGATGTGGACTCCACGGTGCCGGTGGCGAATCAGTATGTCGTGCTGTTCGAGATGGATGACTTCGCCTTTCAAAAAGGGCAATACAAGTCCACGAACGCCGCCGGCTTCGCCAACTTCAAAGTCACGAAGGGGGCGGAAGTCTTATTCTGCATTCATGCCACGGCACCTTACTCCACCGCCAGGACGGTGCAATCGCATCGGCTGAGCAGTTCGCAACACACGTTGGCGATTTGGGAGTTGCGGAAATCGAAGTGAAGGCGGTCCGTCCGGAGATTAAGAAGCCGGACATTTGGTTTGCGGTTCAGCACGCGCATGCGAAAGCGGCGGTGATTCTCGCGCACCCAGATAGCGGCGGGTCAAGAGAGGCATTTACGCGGGCGGTGAAGTCCTATGACGACTTCCTGACGCGCTGGCAGTATCACCTCAACCATGACATTTGCGCGCGTCCTGAGTGCGCCCAGCCATTCTATCGGCCCCACAGGAAGGCGGGTCGGGTGCAACGGTTCTGCACGCCACGGTGCGCCAATATTGTCAACTGCCAGCGGTATCACAAGCGGCATCTGCGGCTGGTGAAATCGGCGTGAAAGGAGTGCGCGTTTCTGAATCTGGTGGAACGCGCAAAACACCCGACACGCGCCATTTGTATCCCGCCGACACGTCGGTAAGCGGCACGAATCAGTTTACAGCCTCAGTTACGTCTCCGTGCTCGCGGTGTCCGGCCGTGGCCAGATCAACACCATCAGCGTGACGCTCTGCGGGAAGTTGCATTTGCAGATCAAGTTGGGTTGCCAGTAGCTGATTACCGGGGCTGACACTTGGCGCTCGCAACGTGGGCAGATCCAGATCGCTTGGCTCATGGCGTGCTCGCGGTGTCCGGGGGTGAGGCCAGCGCACGTATGGCAGACGGCTCTGCCGCGGGTGCCATCCCAATGGCCGGGGCCGATGTGTGGGCAGTCCGGGAAGCTGTATACCATCGGCGCCGTCTGGGCGCCGTGCGTGGTGTAGGGAGCTGTCGGCTCGGCCGTGGACGCGGCGAGGAGGGCCGCATAGAGTGTTTGGCACGTCTCGCACTGGCACTGACGCATCTGCGCTTCGGTCGCTGTCGTCGGCATGGACACGTCAAAGCCAGAGTGCCGGTCGAACACTGCATGCATGGCTTTCGAGAGGGCGTCGCGCTGGGCCTCGGCGGCTTTCAGTTTCACTTCGTAGACGCATTGCAGCGAGTCGCACGGCACGACGTTCGCAGCCAGTAGCACCTGCTGTAGCTCGGCCTGCTCTCGCTGGAGCTGCGACACCAGGGGCTGCACGAGGTAGACGATGAATCCGCGCACCGTTTTGACGTAAGCGTGCGGCGGGCACGACATGTACTGAATCGACTCCATCGCCGTGTCGTTCAATATCTCCGCCAACGAGGACGGGGCGGCGGCTTTCTGTTCGCTCATTTGGACTTTACTTTCTGCTCCATTTGCCATGCCTTCACGCAGTCATCGCAGTAGCCAGCGTCGTTCATCGTCTCCCACGGAATGTAGAGGACTTTCTTACACTTCTGATTTAGACACGTCGTCTTGAAGCCGCGAGGATCGTAGGTGCAATTCATTTGATCGGTTCCTCGGGCGGGGTGGGCAACCCGACAATGAGTTGTATCGCGCGGAGCGCCTCGTGAGAACTCGGATAATCGGGCTGCTTCAGATTGACGGTGCAGGTCGCCCGGACTGTCTCGATGATCTCGCATAACTGAATCGCGTGACGTTCGCCGTTGGCATATGCCGTGCCCATCAGCGCGTCCAGTCCTGCCAACGCGTCACGGCGTGCGCGCACGATCTGCACGGGATCGTTTGATGGCTGCCACGGGGCGGCGGGCGCGGGCGCTGGATATTCTCGACACCGTGGCAGCGGTGAAGCCGTCCAGCCATCGGCGTGCTGATCGTAGGCCATGCGTGGTGGCGTCTTCGTGCCCGAGCCACACGCGCAGCATGGCGAGCCGTCATACCAACAGCGGCAGTGCTGTTTGTCCTCGCGAACGGTGCATGGTGTTTCCACTTCTTCCTCGGCTGGTTTGATGGCATTCGCGATCTCGTCCGCCGCCAGCGAGGACGGGGCGGCGGCTTCCTTCATCCGACGCTTGCACTCGTCGCATTCATCGTTGCCGTTGTCGCGATGATCTGGACAGGTGGCAATGCGCTCCAGAACTTCTCCGGCGCGGTGCAATCCTTCAAGCTGATTCAGCGTGCGACGTTGCGCGTCGGCTCGTTCCTTGTCTGAACTCATGTTGGCGGCTCCTCGGGCGGGGTGGGCAAGGCGGCGAGTTTACGTAACACGCGCATCACGCGCTCGGCGTGTCCACGCTCCCATGTGTTGCCAGACTTGCCGTAGAGCGCGATCTCCAAGTCGGTGAACGCTTGGAGTGGGCCGTAGTCCTCCGGGTGCGTCGGCGGTCGCTCGGGGGCGCTCATGGCTGGCCTTTCTCGGCTTTAGAACATCTTGGTGCGTGCGCTTCGCGGTGCGTCCACATGGCGTAGCACTCACCGCATTGTGTCCACGACGTGGAGTCAGCAAGCGGCTTCACAGTCGCCTGCTGTTGCCTGAGGAGGGCCGCGTAGCCGCGCAGGGCGGCATTGATCCGCTTGCGCTGCTGCGGCGGCAATAGGAAATGACCTGCCACTGGAACATCGCCGTGGCACACACGCTGCGTGCCGTCAATCTGCAACTGCTCGATCTCCTCTGGCGACGCCCCCACGGGATCAGGGGAGGGCGCAGCTTGACGTTTCACCGCCCCCAGCAGCGCCGCGAGGGCGTCCGCACGCTTCTGATTGCCGGACTCCGCACGCGGCACGCCATTCTCATTCCACCAGTCGGCGCGTTCCTGAAACTCGGCCTGCATCTGCTCCACGCGGGCGATCTGATCCGTCCACTCACCGGGCATGTCCAAGATCCTTTCGGTAACGTGCGAAGCCGTCAATACGGAGGTTGCCGCTGCGCCTAGAGACACCATGCAGGTAGTCGTATCCGCCGTTGGCTATGACCACCTCGCGCCACACCACTTCGGCATCGTGGCTGGCGATGACCGCTAAGGCCGCGCACACGCCTTGCGCGAACTCCACTCGCTTACGGCTCTGTTCCAACATCTTCGCTGGCATGATCTGCTCCTGCGGTCCCCCGGCCCCCGATCCCCCTACGTCACCGATTGTGATTCGATGCTCTTGAGTTTCGCCGCAACGATGCGACACGCGGCAGCTTCGGCCCGCAATTTACGAACGAGTTCGCTCATGCCGGGAATCTTCTCGGCCTGCCGCGCGATGCCGTCAGAACTGTCGGCGTCCACTTCCAAGTAATCCGCGAACTTCTGCCGCTCCGAGTCTGTCAACAACATGGCCGATCCCCCTACGTCACTCACTTCACCCAGCCGCCGATTTTCAGCCACTTGATCACGTCGTCACAGGTGCCGCGGATGTAGCAGACATCTGAGTAGTGGCACTGTGAGGCGAAATCCGCTTGCGCTGTGCTGGCCCGCCCGCCGACGCGCTTCACTTCGATCCACAACGCCTGATAGTTCTCGCGCCGTGGCAGGAACGCGAACACGTCGGGGATACCTGGTGTCTGGCGCGTGCCTTGATGATCACCGGCCGGCCGACGTGTCCCAAGCACATACACCTTCGCGCCGATGTTCTTCAACAGTTGCACGATAGCCGCTTGCTCCTGCTTCTCGCTCACTTTCAATTTCATATCGCCTGCTTCGAGAGGATCGCGGACACGTCCGCGGGAGTCCAGCGGGTCATACTTTTTGCTCCACGACGCAGACGGTATCGTTGTGCGCTCCGCCGTGGCACACGAGCATGATTTCGAGCTTGCTGTATCCGCGGTGCGATCCGAAACCGACCGAGTTCCAGCCGAATGACAACGCAACGCCACCGGGCTTCAGAAGGATGTCAAGGCTGTCGCGCACGCGCCGATACAGAGCGGCGTTCTGCGTTTCGGTGGTGCCAATGTCGAGCCCGACTGACTTGTAGACTTCGGTGATCTGCCGTGGACTGTAGGGCGGATCGAACAGCACGGCGTCTGCCACCACGCCATCGGCCCGCCACTGTTCGCACGCGAGGCCAGCATCCACACCACCCAACGCCAGATCGTTACTGTGCGAGGCCCACATCGACGCGCCGCAGAACGGATCGAGAATCACCGCACGGCCTTTGAGCCATTTCGCGAGCAAGTCGGAGATCGCGGGAATCTGAAACGTGTAGGGATTCGGCATCGCCCACACCCGAGACATCTCGCACGAGCCACGCTCAAACAGCTCAACTTGCATTTACGTCTGCCTCTCGGCCCGCTGATCCACAGGGGCGGCAAAGGAGATGATCGACGTGCCGGGAACGCGGTGCGTGTAGAAGCCTGACTCACCGCGGGACTCGTGCAGGAAGTGGATCTCGCCGCCATGTTTGCTCATGAACTTCGACGGCGACTTCAAAAACTCCTCACACTGCTCCTGCGAGCACTGATCGGGGACGAGGATGCGGATGGACAGACGCATTAGCGCACGCCTTTCTGACGCGCCATGATGATCTCGCGCCATTCATCGTCGCTGCGTTTCCAGCCTTTGACGGCCTGATCGTGCATAAGCTTCCAGAGTTCAACGCTTCGGCGTTCGTTGCGCCAGAGTTGGAAAAATACCGCGGCGATCCCAATCCCGATCCACAAGCCCCACAAAAACATGCTCACGGTTACGTCTCCTTCCGCTGGTGCAGTAAGGCAATCGCGTCACGCACGGCTAACGCTTCGAGCGCATGATGTGCCGCGGTGATCTGATCGAACTCTGGCGCGTCTGTCGGCACGTCCGCTTCGCCTTCAAGTTGGCTGGCGACGTGTTCTAACTGCGACAACATCACGTCATGCGGCAAGTTCACGGCGTCTCCTTCCGCTGGTGGAGGGTGCAGCTCACTCGGCTAACTTAATCAGCGCCGGATCAAGGCCCGCCGCTTCGGTGAACTCCCACAGCAATTCACCGAACGAATCGCCCGCGTCGCACATGCGCCAATACTCGCGCGCAAACGTGTCGGCTTCCTTCGGATCAACATCGCGCAGTATCCGCAGACAGGCCATGAATCCAACGGCCGAGATAATCGCATGCGTCCGATCCGCGTAGAGCGCAGACTTGAAATACTCACCGTCGCGCGACTGAGCGCCTAGCTCGACTTGATTCCTGAGCCATGTGCGCTGTGTGTCCACGCCGACGCAGCGCAGAACGATGTCCACAGTGACGCCCGCTTCGTCCGTCGGCCACTTCAATAACTCTGATAGTTTTTGCTCACTCACTGTCCTGCTCCTTCTGCGGCGTCCAGAGAGGCCCACTCACGCGGCTCCGTCTTTGCGTTGCGTGCTGGCCTGAAAACGTCGCTGGATGTCGCCAATCAATCGGCCTGCTTCCTTCGGACTGGGCTCGCCGCAGTCTCCGAGCTGCTTCCGTGGCGCCGGCAGTCCTTCGACGTGAGGGATCAAGCAGGCCCCACCGCCTATGCGGTGATGCTGGCCGGCGAGCACAGGCGAGTAGCTGAATTGTCGGCCGACCAACACCGGAAAAATCGCCATAAACTGCTGGCGACGTTGCGACCAGCCCGGCGAGTCATAAGCGAACGAGCACGCGATTGGCCACGAGCCGAAGACCTGCCGCACACATTCACCGATACATGGATCGGCAAACTGCACCGACCCGTACGCGCCTACGGAACCGACCGCACGCTCGAACGTGGCCCATGCCAGTGCCGCCTGCTGTTCCGGGTTGGCCTCTGGCTCGAGCAGTCCCAGTAGATCGCTCAGTGCCGGAAACCATTTCGACCGGTGCATCCATGCGATCGACGCGGCCCGAAAAGCGTCAGGCGTGAACGGCGTCAGGCCATCCAGGTAGACGCTCAACTGCACGTCATTCAACTCGTGGGCTCTGCCGTCTCGGGCGTAGTAGTTCCGCAGTACGTCCAGCCCGGCGTTGATGTCTTGGGCCGTCACAGCATTTTCCCTTTCCCGGAGAGCACGCGCTCGAGCTGATCGTCCGAAGCCTCAGTAGTCAAGGGGTGAAACGGTTCGTCTTCCCAGCGCCGGCCGTTCAGCCACGATGTCGGGTACGGGATAAATTTCCCGCCCTCTTTCAGCCAGTCGCGTTGGCGTGACTGCCACTCGAGCGCCGACATAATCCGACCGACGAGGGAGCCGTCCGGCGCGATCGCATTCCATGCCCGGAGGGTGTCTGGCTTTTTGACTTTCCGTGGGTAGGCTTTCCAAAACGCCGCGAAGAGTGGCGTCGTCTCGGCCACACGGGTGTTCTTTACCCGTGTACGTTTTTGATCTTTGGAGATCGAAGACTGAAGATCGAAGACTGAAGAGCCATCGTTGGGCACAGGTTGGGCATGGCCGTTGCTATTGCTCGGGCTATGGCCACCCCATCGCGCATTAGCCCCAGCCTTGCCGTGGTCTGACGCGCGACGGGTGAACGTCTCGAGGTCGCGCCGTTGTTGCTCAAGTCGCTCATTGATCCACCCGGTTTCGGTGAGTTTCCATTTCGGGCTGAGCGTGCTCCAGACTCTCCGGAATTCACGGACACTGCCGACGATTAGCCTCGCGAGTTTGTATTCCTCTCGAGGTAGTGCGCCATTGCCCCATGAGTGGGCCAACAGCCGAATGTACGCGCCAACTTCGGCGTTCGACATCGTGGCGGTGCCGTCGAGGAAGTCTTTCGCGTAGAACTGAAACGCGGGGGCTTTACCTCTGGATTTCGCCCGATTGCCGTTTGGCTGGATTGTGGGATGATCTAAGATTGTCATTGCGTGACTGCTCCTAACAGTCCGCTATGGCCGGGGGTTGTGTGAGTGTTCAAGCACTCGCCGGCCCCCTCTTTTTTAGCACAAAACGGCCAATATTTCACGCTCATTCACCCGATTTTCGTACGAGCCAGTATTCGTAAATGCCGCCCTCTATGTGCCGCTTGCCGAACTGATAGCCCTTCTTTCTGAGGTCGTGCATGCGCCCGCCGATCGCGCGCATCCCACCAATGGCCTTATCGCAAAGTTCGACGTTCGTCGCCGGCCCTTGCTCGAGCCTGGCTAAGACGCGATCCGCGGCGGCGTGCCGGCGCTTCAGTTCCACCGCGACAGGCGACGGCATCTCCACGACGTCAGGGACGGGATCGAACAAGCAGCCAGGCTTCATGACTGCACCGGCTCGACTTTCTTCGTGCGGTAGCGCGTCTCGCCAATGATTCGCTCGACGATTACCAACTTGCCGCACTTCTCGCACTCGGTTTCGCATTGGTCGTTCTCGTCGAAGGTCAACTCCCACGGTTCGCGCGTCACCCACGTCGAGCATCACCGGCAAGCAGGCGCGTAATCGTCTGAGCGAGTCCATTCGCGTTCTTCAGTGCTCATGGGCGTCCCCGCCGGGGTGAGCGCGACACCTCAGTAAAGTGAACTTGGCACCATGCACCCTTGCCGTGCCGTTCAAATTTAGGCTTGTAGCGATAGATGAACGTGTCAGAGCGGAAGCCCGATACGGCGTCCTTCCACGCCCAGCCGTGCCAGTCGCGTCCGCGCTGGAGACGCCGCCGTTGAGCCTGTGTCGTGGTGGAGGTGGGCATGGCCGGGTTACTTCGCCGCCTGTTTCGCGAAATGCGCCGCCGCACGCTTCAGGCCGTTGACGACTTGCTGCTTCGTACGCTCTGGCCGGTTATTCCAGTCCGCTAACCTGAACGCAGCGCCGGGACCATTCGAGATGTTGAGCACCTGCGCGATGTCCGCGCCCAATCGGAAGACGGCCTCACGGTCGTGGCTGTAGTCGGCGTGCCCGTGCATCGCGAAATTGAGCGCGCCGAACGCGCACACGTCGCCGTGCTCGTTTGACAGCTGATACTGAGTCCAGCCGCGTCGCACGCGATCCGCGGCCAACCGGCACACCGTCGCTTTCTGTTTCGCGGTCATTTACGTCGCCTCCTGCGCGGCACGGGCCGAGGCATCAGGTGCGTCCACGAAGGAAATGTCTACGCCGAGCTGCTTCGCGATCTGCTTCAGCGTCGCGCGCTTCTCATCCAGCTCGCAGTCAGGTTCCTGATTCTTCGCGTCGTATTCGCGCGCACGCTCCAGCAGCTTGCGGAACTCCGCGATTTCCTCCGCCGTGATTGGCGACGGCCACGTCTGGCCGATGATGATCGTGTTGGGCAACGTCTGGAAGTAGTCGCGCACGGGCTCCCATTTTTCGCGGTAGTGATCCATCACCATTGAAGTCACGCACATATCAGTTCTCCGTTTCTGGCTGGGAGGGCGGGGCCGCACGCTCGGCCGCGATGGCTTTGTCAAACGCGGCGAGGACTTCGGCGTGAGAATGCGTGTCATTGAATCGCACCAACCCATTGACGCCGGTGCATCGCGCGGCACGCTTCACCGCTTGATAAGCGTCCGCGGTCTGAGGTAGCGCATATCCTCCGGTCCGATTGATCGCAAGTCCTGCACACGTTCGTCCCTGTAGTAACGCCTCATCGCCCTGTGCCCACTTCTCGGGCGTGTCGATCAACTGGCGCGCGGCGATCAGAATGTCCAAGGTCGTCATCGCGCCTCCGGCGTCTGCGCCCGCTCGGTTAAGCCGCAGGCGTCCAGTAACTCAGCGCGCAATTCGACCTCCGCTGATGTGTGGAAACTGTCGGCCGCGGCCACAATGGCGCTGCGGTCCACGTCAGATAATCCAAGCGCCTTAGCGGACTCGTGGTAATACCAAGTGCAGCGTTGGACGCCCTCAACGGCCGTGATCGGGCATTCGCATTCACGATTCCGCCGAATACAGCCATAAATGTTCACTTCCCAATCGCGCGGTGTCTCACGAAGTTTTTCGAGGAAGCGGTCCACGGTCACGGCTGATCCCCCTTGGCTAACGAAAACTCAGGCACATAGCCGTGTTCATCGAAGAACGCTAAAAGTCGCTGGTAGAACAGTTCGCGATCTGGCGCGGCATCCGGTATTTCAGCCAGCACGGCATCAATGCGCGCGTAGATTTCTTCGCTGATCACATTCGGCACGATCACGAATCGACTGGCGTGTTCTGTCATCGGTGGTCCGTCCGCTCGGAGTTCCTCGTGAGCCATCTTCACGTTCCGGACACGCGCACGCACGAGATCGGCATTCTGACTGCCAAGCACCACAGTGGAAAACCCGCCGTCATGCCAACCGATCATCACGCATGGACCACCGACTGATGCGTCGCCGGCCAGCAGTGTTTTGATAAGCGCCAGTTCTTCTTCTAACGTCATGTCCTGCTCCGCGTCGAGCGCGAGGGGTCCACGGTCACGGCTGATCCCCCGTGGCTAACTTCAGAACAACATTGGGCGGCAGGCTGACGTACCGTTTCGTGCCGGTATCGATACGCAGTGCCCCATCCGCATTGCCGGCGATCTTCAGCGTCCGCTTGATGTAGGTCAGCTCGTGGCAACCCACACACAACAGGCAGATATTGCCGGTGGTCTCTTTCTTCACCCCGCCGCGGCCCGTGACGTGGTGGTGCTCACGGTGGAGTTTCCGGCTCTTGTCTGGCCCCACTTGTCTGAAGCAGGCGCGGCACCGATCCCGATCGCGCACGTTCACCTTCGCGTACGCCTTCGCCCGCGCCTTGAGCACGTTCCGATCTTCGGCGTCACGTTCATCGGCCCGTGTCCGGAACTCAGGCGAAAACTTCTGCATGGCGCCGGCTAAGGTGGAGTGCAGACGTTCCGCCATCACTGCAACCACTTCGCAAACTCACGCTTCTGCGTGTTATCCCGTAAGCACTTCAGGCAGTGCGAGGGCACACGTCCATTCGGCCGCTTCTTCGGAAACAGATACAGCGGCTTCGCGGCCTTACACTTGCTGCAGGTCTTCAGCGTCATCAGAAGGCCGGTTCGCTTTCGTCGCCAGGCTGGCGTTCCTGCTCCCACGGGGCTGTGCCCGGCGCTGGAATCGGTTCCGTGGCCTGCACTGGCTCCCACCGCTTAATCGCAAGGCACACGCGCCCATATTGGTTCGCGTTCCACGTAATCACGACGGTGGTCTCTTGCGCCTTTGAGAGCTTCGCCGTGTTGGCATGGCTCACTTCAAACGTCGAGTACGATTCGCCGTCTGCGGCCTTGATCCGAAACGGCCCACGACTGCCAGGCTTCGGTGCTCGCACGTCCACGATCTTCGTTTTCACGTCTTGGCCGGCACCGTTCGGCAGGAGTTCGCCCGTCTCGGCGTCTACGGTTTCCACGTCGGGGCGATCGAGCGCAGTTAGTACCGGGTCCATCGTCGCCGTGACGGGGCGCGGCTCTGGCTTCGGCTCGTTCGCCTGCTCCATCTCGTCACCCGTGTACAACCCCGACAACTCTTGCGGGAAGGCACGACGTAACGCGAGGCTCTCGGCACACTTCGCCAGCATGAGCGCCGGCATCCGCTTCCACAGGCCGAAGTCCTGCGCGTACGCGGTGTAGTTCGCCACGGCCCACAGTGGTTCCTTGAACGCGGTGCGATAGACACCCACCTTCGCCGCCGCGGGTGGCTTCGCCTGGAGCCATACTTCTTTCCACTCGCCGTCCTCGCCGCACCAGAACGGCCCGACTTGCCCGGCATAGTCGCCGGTCCGTTGCGCGATCAGCCGGAACCCGTCGATCGACGTTTGGATTGTCATCTTCCCGGCGCGCTTGATGGCGTAGATTTGCCGGGTAAGCGGATCGAGCCCGGTGCGCTTCGCTTGATGCAGGAACAACTTGAGTTCGTCCGGCGTCGCGCCGACAGCAATCGTCCGGGTAATCAGGTCGATCTGATCCGGCGTGAACTGCACAATCGGCGCGGCGTGCGGGACAGTGGCGAGTTCAGTGCTCATGACGCCCTCCGTTGCAGCGTGCCGATCTCATGCAGGCATTGATCGCACGCGCGAAAGTCCTGGTTGAGCTTGCAGAGTTCTCCGAGATGTCCATCCGTCAACGGCCAGAACGTGATCGGCTGCAAGCGCCGTCCCGTGAGACATGGCGCACAGAGCAATGCCTGTTCCCCCGGCAGCCAGAAGGCCACGGCGTCGGACAGCACCATCTCCACCTGTTGCTTGCGGGTCATTCCCATGGCAGATCCTTCCGGCCGCATGTGGAGCACGTATTCGAGTCGATGTGGCCTTTACCGCCGCACTTCGGGCAGTGGCAGTACTTGCACTCCTGATTCGCGTACTCGCTGGAACCGCACCGCGGGCAATCCGAGCCATCCAGATCGAATTGCTTGCCGCACGCCTCGCACTGGATGAAGAAAAAACCCGCGATGAAACTGACTTCCTGTGTCGGCACGAGGCGATTGCCCATCGGGCGCTCACTGCCGAGTACCAACGGCTCCCCGCACGCGCAGCTCGGCACCTGGTTGAGCCACACGGTACGGCCGTCTTCGCGGTCGAGCTGGTAGCAGACGCCTTCGATTGTCACGGTCTCTGCCGTCACGGCCGGCGGCTTGACGCGCTCCATCGTTTTCGTGTTCAATTCATGCATCGTCGTCTCCCTCTGGCCCGCCTTACCCGCGGGCCTTCTTTTTTAGGACCAGTCTCTGCCGTCGGTGTCGCGGTAGTCGTTACCTCTCGCGTGCGACACAGCGCGTTCGTACGCTTCATCGCGCGGGTTGATCGCGTCCTCGCAGGCTTCGCAGACGTGATCCGCGCGTGGCTTCAACGGCGTCACGCCGTCGGTTTCCAAGTCGATCAAGTCGCCGGCACACGCGCCGCAGAGCACCACGCGCTTTCCAGATTCCGTCGGCACCGAATAGAACTGTTCCGCCATCTCTGCTCCTGTGTCTGGATCTACGACTTGCGAATTACCGGACGCAGCTTCACGAAGTTCTGCGTGATCTGCACGACGCCTTGCGGCAGGTCCACGAATCGCTCTGGCATGTTGCTGCCGACGCAGTTCCGCAGATCCTTTTCCGCATTGTCTAAGCGGTCCCGCACGCGATTCAGTGCGCCCTCGGCGGTGCGGACGTGCTGCCGCGCGCCTTCTTCTTCGATGGCCACCTCAGCGAACACTTGCGCCATCCGATAAATTTGCTGCTCGTATTCGCTCACGGCGATCTCTCCTGTGTCTGGGCGCTCGGGAACAGCCCTACAACTTGCGCGCTTTCAACATCTCGTCCGCAATCGCGTAACTCATCTTCGCGGCCTCGCTGGCGATTTGATCTGGCGTGAGGCCGTTATCAATCAACTTCTGCCCATGCTCAAATGAGCGGTTCAACACCATCGGCAATGCCCGTGCCGCGAAGTAGTCGCGCAGCGACATGCCATCGAGGTCAGGGCCGTAACTGCACGGCCAATCCACGCGCCCATCAGCCATCACAGGCGTCTGTGGAAACGCTGGCCCGCCGTTATCATTCGTCTCGCTCATTGCGGTCCTCTGTGTCTGGGCGCTCGCCCGCTACGTGATCAGCGTGTAGCCGTCCTCGAACGCCTTCGCTGGTGAAAACGACTTGTAGCCGTCCGGCGGATAGACGACGTAGTAGCCGCCAATCTTCGGCTGATGCTTGCGGAGGTAATCGGAGTCCACGCGAATCGGCGCGTAACGGCCATCGATGGGCACGATCATCGCGGAGCCGTCCGTCTCGCGATTCTCCGCGTGCGCCACATCCGCGTCGCGAATCACGTCCTTGATTTGCAATGCCCACACTTCCTTGTGGCAGAGATAGCGCGGCATCTCGGTTTGCCCGGCTGATTCGTGCGTCGTCTCTTTCATTTCCATTTCTCCTTTGCGGTGTCTGGGCGCTCGCCCGGCGAACCTACTGCGTGACGCGAATTTCAGCGCGCTCGGCAGGCGTCAAACATTCTTCGGCCGAGTAGATCGCGAACGCCGAACTGAAGCGGCCCGATGCGATTGCGTGCTTCGGATTCGCGTAAGCATCGGCCGCGCAGTCGCGCACGCGCTGCGGCAACACTTCCGTCACCGATCCATTACCCTTGTCGATGCGATACCACACGTCTTTTGCCACGGCTACTTCTCCTCTGCGGCAATGAACCACTGCCAAATCAGAATCAGCGTGTAAGCATCGGGTGAATAGCCGCGCTCGACTCGACTCAGCGTGGCCGACGAAATTCCGATCTCCTTCGCCACGGCGCGCAAATCCACAGCCTTCGCCGCGCGATAAAACACCAACGCTTGCCCGAGTCGATTACGCTGCTTAAACGCTCTCGCCATAGCGGCTACTTCTCCTCTGCGGTCCACGCCGCACGCTTCTTCACGAAATCACGGCGTGCATCCTGCCGAGCAATCAAGCGAGCTGCGTCTAAGCGCAAGCGCCGTCCTGTCCACGAAATCACCACCAACAGCGTGAGGAAGCCAGCCACGGACAGCCCCGTGTAGCCGAGATCCGCCAACGTCATGCGCGTCGCCTCCATGTGATCGTGTGTTCCACGGAAATGTCCTTGCCGGTGTGCGCTTCCGCGGACGCCACGAGGAACGCGCCTCTGTAGCCTTCGATCCCGTAGAGCGCGGCCATCTGCGGATTCTCGATCCCAGCTTCCCACTTGCTCACGCGCGTGTGATCCGCATGCCCGAGGCGAAACGCCAATTCCTTCTGCGTGATCCCGAGAATCTCGCGCGCCCGCACAATCACGCGGCCAAACTCAGCGGCGGCACCTTTCGTGCCCTGCGCTTCGCCTTTCAGAGCACGACAAGTGAGTGGCGTGGCGTCGAAGCGATCGGGGAGCATGTTGCCAGCCATGTCAGTGCTCACGCGCTGGATTGATCGACGTTTTCACCGAGAGCCGCCGCCACTGCCGCTCACGCCGAGCGATCAGGCCGCGCAACGCCTGCAGCAGGTCGCCCGCTTGGTATTGCGCCTCAGACGGGCGCGTGCGGCCCTGCAGGACGCACTGGACGCGGTGGCTCGAGAACAGAGTTCTCATGCAGACCTCAACGCGCGTGAGCGCAGAACAGCCCGTCGGTTCCCTTGAAGCTGGTTGTCGAGATCGACTTTGAGGTAGCGCACACTGCGGCCGGCGCGGCAGGGGACGATCCCGTGACGGTATGTCCACTGGCGAAAGGCGGCGACGCTGGGGAAGCGGTAGTGCGTGGCCGCGTCGACGGCGTTCAAGTATTCGGCGCGGGACAAGTCGACCGGGGTGATGGGCGTGATGCTCATCACACGCGCTCAGACGGCTGCGAGAACAGCATCTCGATGTCCGCGCCTTTCGCGCCCGCCCGACGGAGCGCGTCCGTGATCGCCATGGCGACCGACAGGCTGGGATTCGCATTGCTGCCAGCTTCGATCTTATGGACGGTGCCGCGGTCGATGCCCGCGAGCCGGTCGAGTTCGACCTGGTTGATGCCGAGTGCTTCGCGAAGTTCCTTAAGTGTCATACGCACGCTTACGATACGCACTCATGCGTTACGTGTCAAGCACCAAAGTGTGAGATTACGAGAATCCGCGTAAGTAATAGGTACGTAGATACTTAATGGCTACACTTCTGTCTGTGGCGACCGTGGGTGGCAACATCAGGCGGATTCGTGAGAGCCAGAAAATCAATCGCCGCGAGTTAGGGCGTCGGCTCGGCTATGAGCCTGGATCTAGCGCGGTGGCGGACCTTGAAAATGACCGCAGTCCGAATGTGGGACTCGACAAGCTATTTAAGGCGGCGGTAGCACTTGGGGTGAGTATTGAAGAGATTGTGGCGGGCGTGCATGCACCATACGACTTGGTGATTCGTGACCTCGCGCGTCAGACCCCGCGGGTAAAATCAGCGTCTCCCATCAAGGAGCGTGCTGATGCCGCTGACGTTGAAGCTCGTCTCACCGAAGCGCGGAAACAGAATGCTGACATGCGCGCTACCCTCGCGACCGCCGCCGCCGCGCTTGCGCGGGCCATCGCCGACCTTGACGCGGTTGATGGGGAAGATCGCGCAGATGCGCGTCCACCAACCGGGACTACTGGCCGCCGTCGAGGCCATCGTGGATGAACTCCTAAAAGGGTAGGGGATGACAGAGGACCAGATCGCGAAGGAGATGCGTGCTCAGGCGCGGTTTGAGTCTTGGTTCATGGCCGTGCTCTGGCTGTTCGCTGGTGGCCTGGGACTGGGGCTGCTCTATGCCTTGGTGAAATTCGTTAAGTGGGCGTGGGTCTCATGAAGTCGCGCGGGCGCGTGTTTGACTGGCTCGAAGAAACGTGGAAGGTCGTGCGCTGGCCTGTGATCGGGTTCATCCTGATCAAGCTCATTAAATGGGCGTGGTACGTCTGATGACCTTTGTGTATTCGACGTCGATTGCGTTCGCGCTGGGCATTGTGCTGGGGGCCATCTGCGGCTATCTCATCGGGACGGACCGCGCGAAACGTGAGTCTCTATAAAAAGCCTGGCTCGCCCTTCTGGTGGTACTCCATCACGCGAGATGACGACACCCGTATTCGGAAGTCCACAAAGATTCGGCACGACGCGCCAAGCAAAGACCAGCAGAAAGAAAACAGGCGTTTTGCGCTCGAAATCGAGCACGACGCGCGCATCAGTCTGAACAAGCGCGCACGTCAGGCGCCTGAGAAGCCCAGCATCGGCATCAGCGACTATCTGGTTTGGTACGAAGCTCATGTCGCGGCGCATCATAAGGGGTACATCCGCGAAGCCTCGATGCTGAAGCAGATCCGCGAGGCGCTGGGGAACAGTCCACTCCGTGAGCTCACAAAGGAACGACTGCTCGAATGGCGTACGGCGAGAGCCAAGCAGGTGAGTGCGGGGACAGTGAACCGAGAGCGTGATCTCCTGGTCGCTGCGCTCAACGCGGCAGTGCCGACCTATCTCGAGCAATCACCAGCCCAGGGTCTAAAGCGCCTCCCGCACCGTTCAACGCCGCCGGCCGTGCTCAGTCGCGAGGACGAAGGCAACATTCTGGCCGTGCTCGAGCCACCCGACCGAGCCATCATCATCGCAGCGATCGACACGCTGGCCAGAGCTGGCGACCTCGCCAGACTCACATGGGCCGACGACCATGGCGCCTATCTGAGTCTCAGAGACCCCAAAACAGGCAATCCGTACGAGGTGCCCATCAGCAAGCGCCTCCGGGCAGCCCTTGACGCCATGTCCAAGCAGCCAGGTGCCATCTTCAGCCACCGCCAATCAGGTAATGGCCGCCCCATGGAGTTCTGGCGCATGCTGCGTGAGGCGTGTCTCAAAGCGGGCGTGACGGCCGGCCGGAAGCAAGGGGGCCTCACATTTCACGCGCTCAGGCACACCGGCGCGACAAGACTCGCCGCCGCAGGTGTCGACCTGAGAACACTCCAAGCCCTCGGCGGGTGGAGTTCATTGAAGCAAATAGCCCGTTACGCGCACCCGACGCAAAGCCACATGGTCGCCGCGGTTGAGACCATCGGCAAAGGCGTCCGGGTGACCAAAGTCAAAAGGTGGCGCAGAAGGTGACAGGAAAGTGTTATCTCGCGTGTTCTCGCGTGTAGGCCAGTTAACTAAATCACCTAGAACATTGAGCAAATCCTCAAATCGCCCAGTGTTCATGCGGTAGAAAATGGCGGGGTCGACGCTAATTACGATCAACGATTACCGATAGAAAATTGACAGGGTGACGTGGGAAGTGCCCCTCTTTGTGTTATGGTGCGCGCAGCACGAGTCGCAGTTACGAAAAACGTAAACTAACGACCATGAAGGTTGGCGACGGCACACCCGGCCCCGGACGTCCCAAGGGCAGCATCAACGAAAAGACACGCGAACTGCTCGAGTGGGGCAGCGAAGCCTTATCCAATCCGCAGTGGCGCAAGGGTGCGCTGAAGCGCATGTCGGCGGGCGAAGCGCCGCACCTCGAGACCTACCTGCTCCACCGCATCCACGGCAAGCCGAAGGAAGTCATGGAAGTGCAATCCACGATTCCGTTGTTCGCATTACCCGCGGGCGCCTTTGTCGCGGTCGTGAAAGACGAGGAGTGACCCATGCTCTGGAAGTTCCGCTACCGTGACAAGTTCACCGCCCAGGATCTGTATGTCGAAGGCCAGGACTATGACGTCGTTTTCAAAGCTGCCGAAGGCTGGTGCGCCGAGCGCGAGTTCCGCTTCATTCCCAACACGCTGCATCGCTTCGTGGCCTTCACGGTGAATGAGGATGGCTCACGGACACAGCATGACGTGACCGGGGCGGTGGTGGAGAAGCCATCGCAGAGTCCTGACCCTGAAGTCCGGCAAGCGCGCAAAGTCGGGCGCCCGCGGATGCATGTCGCTTCGCCAGCGGAGCAGAACGCGCCTTAATGGCCGAAGGCAGCGTCCAAGAGTTAATCCAACGCTGCGAGGATGCGCGGCTCACGATGAGTCGGCACAACCGCAACCGGAAACTCCTGCAAGACTGCATCGAAGGCTTGATCGACCTCGCCCATCAATTGCACGAGGCGAAGAAATGTCAGCCGAAACAGGGCGAGCGATTCGGCCTGAACGTGTCCGACTTTCCCACGCCCAACCCGCTGCAGACGAAGTGATGCGCGTGGAAATCCAGATCGGGCGTTGGACATGGACATCGGCCGAGCCCGGCGGCCTCCGCAATTCACGCTCCGCGTGTTTCTACTTGTGGTCGGTCTTGCATAGTTACCTCGAGCAGTGGATTAACCTCCGGCCACATGAGCTCTTCCGCGGCTTATATCGGCAGTGAGCCATCCGCCTGACGATCCGACCCGCTACGAGCCGAGCCACCTGATGCTTATCGAACGCGCTAGGCAGTGAAGTGACTGAAGCCCAACACGAGCTGCGCTGGGCCTCTGACATCCAAGAAGCCGCGTTCAAGTATGGCCCACAGCCGATGTGCATGTCGGGCGGGTGGGGGTCGGGCAAGACATGGTTGGGCTGCATGAAGGCCCTGTACCTCTGCGACGTCTACCCGAAGAATCGCTTTCTGATCGGCCGGCGTGTAGCGAAAGAACTTCGCAACACGACTATGGCGACGTTCTTCAAGCTCTGCCCGCCGAGCGCGTACCGCTTCGGGCGACGGTCAGATCAGGACGGCTCGCTGATCTTGAATAATCAGAGCGAGATTCTGTTCGTCCACCTCGATAACCCGGACACCGAAGGCATCCTCGCTGGGCTGGAAATTAATGGCTTCTTCATTGACCAGGCGGAAGAAGGGCCGGAGCGGATGGAGGGCATCTTCGACAAGCTCCTCGGGCGCCTCGGCCGCTGGGACCAGACGGAAGTGCCTGACTGGATTATGAGCGAGCACACGCGCAGGACTGGGCAGCCGTGGCCCTACTTCTACCCGCAGTCAGAGAAGCCTATGCCGCCGCCATACGCCATGATCGCGGTCAATCCAGACACGGAACTCCACTGGGTCTATCGCCGCTTCCATCCTGATTCGCTGGACTTCAAGACGACATTCAAGCCGCGCGGCTATCGGATGTTCCACATGCCGTCAACGGACAATGTGTTCCTGTCGGACGTGAACAAAGAACAGTTGCTCGCGCACGATGAGAGCTTCGTCAGGAGGTACGTTCGTGGCGAATGGGGCAACCCGGAAGGCGTCATCCATCAAGTTGACTCGCGCAGCATCATTGAGGGTTCTCGCGAGTTTGAGGACTACCTTCGGCGTACATGCGTACTGCACCGGGTCTTGGACCATGGAGATTCAGCCCCTACTTGCTGCGGCTGGTTTGCCGTTGACCAGGATGGGAACGTGTTCGTGTACCGGGAGTACTACCGCCCGAATGCGCTTATCAGCACGCACCGGCAGGAAATCGCGGCGCTGTCTGAAGGCGAGCGTTATGTGACGAATCTGGCTGATCCCAGCATCTTCGCCAAGACGATGCAGAAGCACGGGCAACGCTGGGCGGTGGCGGATGAATATGCCGATGCGATGAATCTGCCGCGGGAGAACGCGATTACGTGGAATCCCGCCGACAACAATGAACTGGGCACGCGCAACCGCATCAATGAATATCTTCATGTCGATCGCAACAGAGTCCACCCAGTGACGCGAGACATGGGCTCACCGCGGCTGTTCTTCGTGAAGGCGAATGAGTCGTACCCTAACGGGGTGAACTACATCCTGACGCAGACGCGGAGTCAGCGGCGGGAGAAGATTGGCACCGACATGGGCAAGCCGACGTTTTCGGATGAGCGCGATGAAGCGGTGCCGGACCATGGGTACGATGTGTGCCGGTACTTCATTGCCTCACGGCCCTCGAAGGCGGCGCCAGATCGGCCGGCATTACCTGGGACGTTTGAGCATGCCTCACGGGTGCTGAAGGAAGCGCACCGCCTGCGTAGCGTCAGGTAATTGACAGTCATGAAATTGACGCGCATACTGTGCGCGCATGGCAATTGCCAGCGATCTGCCTCCCGACGCCCCGCCAGAAGCGGCCCAACTGCTCAGTCCTGAAGATGCGAACGGTGAGGCGCAAGAGCGTGTCCGGGCGTGGCGTGGCCGGATTGAAGACGCCGACGAGACCTACACCAAGTGGGAAAAGCAGTTCGAGTGCAAGACGCTGCGGGAGTACTGGGAAGGCCGGCAGTGGAAAGGCTCCACGGAAGATGAAGCCTCCGCCGCCTACCAGGTGAATCTGTTCTACAGCTCGATTGAGACGAAGCTCCCCACGCTGCTGTTCTACAAACCCGATTACAAAGTCACCGCCCGCCCACAGCATCTGGCGACCGAAGGCTCTAACGCGGAAGCGCGGGCGCAACTCTGCGAAGACGCTTTGCAGACAGTGGTAGAAGACCCGCGCACGATGTTCCGGGCGATTACCGGGCTGGCAATGAAAGACGCGGAGTTCCGGTTTGGTATTGTCGAAGTGGGCTACTCAGCCAACTGGATCGACAATCCCAATGCGAATCGGCCGGTGCTCAAGGACGACCAGACGCCTTATCTGAACGAGGACACGGGCGATCCGTTGCTCGAGCCGGCGAAGGTGCCCGCACAGGGCTCTGAGCGTGTCTACTTGAAGCGCATCCCGCCGCAGAACTTCCGGGTGAGTAAGCGGCCCGAGTCATTGCTCCCGCTTCATGACTGGTCGGCCTATTTCGAGTGGGCCTACTGCGAGGATGTGAAGCGCAATCCGGCCTACATCAACACGGCCGACCTAAAGCCATCCGGCACGGCTGGTAAGCGCAAGCGCAATGCCGATCGCGACGACGCCCAGCACGCCGACATGGTGAAACTCTGGTTTATCCGTGACCATAGGACGAAGACCAAGACGGTGATTGCCGAGGGGCATGACCTGCCCTTGCTCGAGGATGAGCCCTACGAGACGTTTACGCTCTGCGACCTGAAATATGTCGACCGGCCGGATGAGTACTACCCGATTCCACCCGTGTTTAATGGTCGGAAGCCGCAGGATGAGGTGAACGAGATTCGCCAGCGGCAGCGGGAACACGGCCGGCGGTACACGCGGAAATACACCTACAGCGAAGCCGGTATGGACCCGGAAGAAGTCGAGAAGATCGAGAAGGGCGGCGACGGCACGATCGCGCGGCGCAAGACGGCTAATGCGGCCGATGCGATCATGCCGATTCCGGACGCGAACCTGCACCCGTACACGCAGGAAACACTGCAGACCGCCTCGGATGACTTCCACCAAGTCGTCGGGGTGACCGCCGAGCAGGAAGGCATCTCGGAATCCGACACCGCCACACAAGCCAACATCCTGAATGTCAACAGCCAGATTCGGACGACCTCACAGCGGGTGGTGGTGGCGGATTGGCTGGCGGAAATTGGGCGAGCGATGTTGGGCGTGATCATCGAGAAGATGCAGTTCCCGATGTGGATTCGCCAGAACGTGGATCTGCAGGCGTTGCAGCCCCAAATGATGCCGGGGATGGACCCGCGCCTCGCCATGGCGCAGACGTTTGGCGCGCAGCAACGCACGATGGAGACCGCCCAGCAGTACAAGGAAATCACCGCACAGGACTTGGGCGACTTCCTTGGGGTGGACGTGTCAGTCGATGTGGGGGCGCTGAGCCCAGCGAGTCAGGCACAGGAAGCGCAAGCGTGGCAGATGGTCTTTCAGTGGCTGTCGAATCCGCCTACGCTCATGGCGATGGCGACTTCGCCGGCCATTCTGAAGAAGTTACTCACGGCGGTGGGGCTGCGTTCGGCCTCGGACATGGCCGAGATTCAGCGACTCGCCCAGATGTTACTGATGTCCGGCTTGGCCGTAGCTGGGGCTGGGGCCGGTGCGCCCAGTGGTGAGCCGGCCGGGCAACCGGCTGGCTTGCCGTCGGCGCCGATGAGTCTGCAGTAATGGATAGCGCCGTTGCCAGCACCGTCTGCGAGCAGTGCGGGCGTACGCTCACCTTCGGTGATTATCCCTTCTGCCCGCATGGCCGACCGCTCGCCTACACCCCATTCAAAGCCTGGGATGACATCGCCCTCGGCTGTGAAATCACCTCACTCGCCCAGTGGAACAAGGTCATGCGTCAAAAGGGCGCCCAGATGACCGACTCGATGAGCAAGGGCGCTATCTCTGCGCGCAAAGATCGATGCGAAGCCATCCGCGCCGAGAATCGTCGTCATCGGTAGCTCGCCCCACCATCGCCATGTGCCCGTACTGCGGCGATCCCGTGAGTGCCGCGACCGAGCATGCGGTGCTTGATGCGGTGGTGGATCATGTCGCCTTCATCCATCCTGTCAAAATGTCGACATTGACCGTTGACAACGTCAAAAAACCGTCATAGCCTACGCGCCAATGGGCCGTTTCCGTGACGCGCTCGCGGAGTCCGCTTCCACCCCGTCGGCAGACGCCATTGAGCCCCCGACGTCGGAACGCGACCGCAAAGCGATGCTGCGCCACGCACTCGGCCTCGCCCATCACCTCAACAAGATGAAGAAATCTGGGAAGTTCGCGCCGAAGAAGGCTGCGAAGTGAGCGCGATCGAGACGTCCATCCCCACGACTGATGCGCGTGCGGACTTCATGACGCCCGATCCACCGCCATCCGCGCCGGTGAAGACCCGGAAGAATGGGTCCAGCGCGACCCCGACCAGTGAAGCTCGTCCGTCCCGGCTGCAGGCCGCGTACGCCGAGGCGAAGAAGCAGCACTCCGACGCCCCACAGGTCACGGAGCCAGTTGCCGATCCGCCCGCACGCACTGAACCCGCCGAGACAGACATCACCCCGTCGCAATCAAAGGCCCCTGAGCCCGATGCGACTACACCCGCTCAGGAGCCGACGTTTCTCTCGGACGAGGAGTTTGCGGCGCTCCAGACGGAGCAGAACGATCCTATTGCGTTTCGGAAGGCGCTCGACAAACGGTTCAACAAGGCACTGACGCAGGGCACGCAGAAGTTATCTGCGCTGCGGAAGGCGCTCGAACCCCATGTCGATCTCCTCGACGGTCTTGAATCTGATCCCCAAGCCACCATCCGAGCACTGGCGAAGCAACACAACGTCAGTCTCGGTGAGGCGACGGCACAGACGAAGCCGGCCGAAACGTCTGCGAATGCGTTGACGATTGCGAAAGAAGCCCTTGGGCCAGAACTCGATTTCCTGGCCGACAAGATTGCCCCGGCAATTCAGCGGATTATCGCGCAAGAGTTGGGGACATCGGTAGAGCCACTCAAGGCTCGGCTTCAGGAGCAGGACCAGCGCACCGCACGGGAAGAAGTGGACAGCTCAGTGAAAGCCTTTGAAGGCAAGTACCCGAGCTGGAAACAGCACGAGGACCGGATGACGGAACTCGCGCAGTCTTTCCCGCCCAATGGGAATGTCTCAGTCTCCGACTGGATGGAATCGCTCTATAAGCTCGCGACTTACGACACCGCCATCGCCGCGGGCCAAGCCCAAGCGATCCAGCGGATGACGAAGGCCGCGAAGACGAGTGACACCAGCCGCCCCGTCGTTCACGAGAGTCACGTCCGTCCAGTGATGCCGGCCAAACCGTCATTCCGCGACGCCTACAAAGCGGCGAAGGATGGCGTGATCTGGTAATCGCTGGAGTCGGAATGACTCCATGCCCGCAGGATCTCTCACTCTCAGTTACAACGACGTCCTTTCCACGACCATCTTCAACTGGGCGCGGACGCTGGCCGATCAGATCACGACGGCCAATGCGTTCTACTACCTATTGAAGCAGCGTGGGGCCTACAAGACCACGAGCGACATCGGCGATCGCAAACAGCAGCCGCTGCGCTACGAGAACGGTGTCGCCCAGCCCTACTCGGGCTACGACATCCTTGACACGACGCCGACCGACGGCATCACCTCCGCCTTTTTCGATTGGCGGCAGGCGAGCGTCCCGGTCTCCATCGATGGCCTGAGCGAACGCAAGAACTCCGGCGAAGCCCGGATGATCAACCTGCTCGAGTCCAAGACCCAGCAGGCGGAAGACGGGATCGTCGAGTTCTTCAATCGCTCGTTCCTACGCGGCGCTGGTGGATCGTCCATCACATCGGCCGCGACGAGTCCACTGACGGGGGCGGCGTTCATTGACCCCTTGCCGCTCTTGGTCAAGTACGACCCGACGACCTCGACGACCATTGGCAACATCAATCAGTCGACGAATAGTTGGTGGCAGAACCAGACGCTCAACTCGACCTCGAGTAGCTTCGCGGGCTTCCGCAAGGAATTGCGGCGCCTCCGGAATCTGTGTTCGAAGGGGTCGGGCGGTGAACCGGATCTGCATATGTGCGATCAGGGCAGCTTCGAGCTCTATGAGCAGGCCCTGACGACACTGCATCAGAACCCGTCGTACCGCACGGCCGACATCCCGTTCCAGAACCTGCTGTTCGATGGCCGGCCACTGACCTGGGATGAGTTTGTGGTCGATGCGCAGGGCGGCAGCGCCACGCAGTCCACGACCTCGGGCACTTGGTACATGTTGAATACCAAGTTCTTCGAGATCGAAGTCGACGAAACTCGCAACTTCACGGCGACGCCCTTTGTGAAGCCGGAAAACCAAGACGCGCGCACCTCCCAGATTCTCTGGCTGGGCGCGGCCTCCGTGTCAAACCGTCGCAAGCACGGTGTGGCGGGCGGCATCGACACGACCATCACTTCGTAATTCCCGCCTGCGCGCGGAGACAAGGACAGAGAGCGTCATGACATTCCAGAGAATCAACCGTACGGACCCCGAGAAGGTCTTCGCGATCTACCAGAACTGCACCGCGGCCACCACGGCGGCCGGTGATGCGGCACAGCTCGACACGGGCACGCTCGACGGCATTCGTGCCGTCAAGCCGACCACGGCCGGACTGTCGCTCATTCTCGGCTGCTGGGCGACGGCCTACGCCAATTCGAGTTACGGCCTCGTGCAGATCTACGGCCTGAACTCGGACGCGACCGTGGTCGGCAACACGTCAACTGCCTACGCGGCAGGAGACATCCTCCTGCCCGTGAATGCTGTCGTGGCGTTTGCGCGGTCGGCGGCCTCGACAGGGACGGGCGGCTTCGTCTTCGCCGGCGCGGCCGTGGGCACCGTCACCAACACGACTGCGGTCGCGTCTGGTGGCGTGTTCCTGAAGTGCATGTAACAGACCCAACAGACGGAGGACGGGGCATCGCGTCCCGTCCTCCGTGCGCTTAGGAGGTTCTCTGTTCGTACAAATCGAAGCGATCGCCGTCTGTAATGCGGCATGTGTCTTCTGCCCGTATCCCACGATGACGCGCAAGCGTGGGCTGATGAGCATGGACCTGTTTCACAAGATCGCGGATGAGGCCATCAGCATTCCGATCGTGAATGCGATCGTGATTACCGGCCTCGGAGAACCGCTGCAAGACAAGTTTCTCTTTGACCGGATTGAGTACATTCGCCAACGATCGCCGGGTATTGGGATCGAGCTCGTCACGAATGGGCAACTCCTGACGCCGCAGAAGATCGACGCACTCCGTGACGCTGGCTTGACGAAGATGTCGGTGAGTTTGAACGCCGTCACGCGCGAACGTCGGATCGCGATCATGAAACTCGACGATTTCGATCATGTGGTCGCGATGTGCGACTACGCGATTGCTCATGGTCGGCCCATGAACGTCATCGTGAAAGCCGTCTGCGGGCCGGATCTCATGAACGGCGCTGAACTGACGGCATTTCAGGCCCGTTGGGGCGTGAATGCCTTCCTGCACAGCGAAGGCAACTGGGCGGGCGAAACGTGGATGCCGCGGACACCGCCCCATCAGGCATGTTCACGTCCATCCACACAGATCATGGTGCTCCATGATGGGCGTGTGTCGCTCTGCTGCTTCGATGGCGAGGGGAAAGAGATTCTCGGGGATTTGAACACGCAATCAATTCGCGAGGTGTTTAATGGGACCCGCGCGACAGACATCCGCATTGCGCATCGCGACGGACGGAGACACGAGATTGAGGTGTGCAAACACTGCACAGCGATATGAGCACACTCCTCGCGCCATCTGAGCCGGTCTACGCCGAAGACTGGTTTTCGCACGCGATCCCCGCGTGGACGGCGATGCTCGCGCATCTTCACCCCCATCGCCAGCCGCGGCTATTAGAGATCGGGGCCTTTGAAGGCCGCGCGACCCGTTGGATGCTCGAGCATTTCCCGAAGGCGCACGTGACGGTCATCGACCCGTTCACGGGCGGGTCGGATCAACAGCATCTCGACCTGATGAATTTGCGTGGGCGCTTCGATCACAACACGGCGCCATTTCGTGATCGTCTCCGCGTGATGCAGGACACGAGCGCGAAGGTGCTGCCGATCTTGCTGACAGGTGACTGGCGATTTGACTTCATCTACATCGATGGGTCGCATGAGGCCGCCGACGTCCTGTTCGATGCGGTCTGTGCCTTTCGCTTACTCACGGACGACGGCCGGATCTGTTTCGATGATTTCTGTTGGGGCCTCGGCCATCCCGGCTATCGGCAGGAATATCTACCGCGCGCCGCCATCATCCCGTTCCTCGCAACGCACGGGGATCGGGTGACGATGCCGCGGCCTCCGAATGAACAGCTCTGGATTGCTCGCATTCCCACTCAAGGAGTGGCATGAGACCTGACCCGCGGATTGATCCGGCAACCGGCGTGGACCCCTTGAAGGGGTGGGATTTCTTCCGCTGCTTCAAGTGCCATCGACTGCTCACGCGGCTCGAGGTACTGGACGGCCTGAAGCATCGTCAGGGCCAGTCATGCCCGTGCGGGTCGCTCAATGTCAGTCCGTCCAATGGCCCGGCAGCGGTCATGGATGATGCGTCGCGGTTCGCGTGGTGGCTCTACATGCTCACCCCGTGGCGGCACTGGTCGATCTGGAAGTTCACGCTCTTGCGGGAACTCGGTCGCGCATGAGTGTGATCCTCGCATCCCCGACGTATCAGGCGGTCGCGCCGGTCTGTCGCGATGGGATGATCGTGTCCGCGATGTACGCCGCGAATCGTGGCGTGAAGTGGCACAGCCTCGCGGACATTCATTCCAAGCAGACGACGATTGATGATGTGCGGAACCGGATCGTGCGGGCGGCGATTAAGGTGGCCGAGACGGATGACGTGCAAGGGATCGCCTGGATCGATTCCGACATTAGCCCGAAGCCAGATGGGCTCTACCGGCTGATCGAATCCGGCAAAGACTTCATCACCGGCATCTACACGCACCGCTCGTCCACTGGCGAGCCTGTCGTGGGGTTTCTCGACCCGCGGGCGAACGGCGGAAAAGGCGCGGTGGCCTGGATGCAGGAATGGCCGGCCAACACGATCGCCCCCGTCGATTGCTGCGGCTTCGGTATCGTCTACACGTCCATGCGGATGCTGCGGCTCATGTCGGACCCGTGGTTCTCATTCGGGGATTTGTCGGAGGACTTCACGTTCTGCGTGCGGGCGAAAGCGGCGGGATTTCAACTCTACGTCGATACGGCCGTGACGTGTGCCCATGTGGGCGATCCGCACGAGTTCACGGTCGAAGCGTATCAGGCGCGCTATCGCGCGAAGCAGAAGGATGCGGCACGCTCTGCCGCCTAGGAGACGATATGGCTGGACTCGATCCGCTACAGAAGTTTGAAACGCTCGTCTTTCAGAAGGTGGGCGAGCGCACGACCGCGTTCGGCGTGAAGATGGTCTATCGGCAGTTGCCCTACAAGTACGTCGAGTATGACGGCAACCCGCAACGCTTCATCGAGCCGATTGCGACCGCGACAAATCCCGCACAGACCGTCGTTCAACTCGATGCGATCGGGGGGCAAGTTGTCGGGTGGGAAATCGTGGACGGCCGCGCCATGACCGGGTTCTCGATGGGCGAAAAGATCGACCCCACCAGTCCCACCGGGTTCTAACGGTGACGAAGGCGGAGATCCGCACGAAGGTGTTGCGCCAGTTGCGCCAACAGAGTGCGGGTGTGCCGTTTTCCGAAGACGAGATCGACGAATCCATCGATGCCGGATATACGGAGATGAGCGATGCCTCTGAGTGGAACGAAGTCTGGCAGACGGTCAATCTTCTGGCTGATCGACCTTATTACGATGCTCGTACGGTGCTCGGCCAGAATCTCTTGGCGATCGGCCCTGCGTATTCGACGGAGACGAGTCGATGGTTGCAGCCTGTGGTCGTGGGGGATCTGGACGGTGGTGATCGACGGTGGGAGTCGGTCGTTTCGCCCGCCGCCGCCCCCAATCAGATTTTCACGCGCGGCCTCTGGTGGTTCGGCTACTACCCGCGCGTCAGTACCGATCTGGGCTCCGTCAAGCAGTACTTCACCGCCATCCCAGAAGCGTTGGAGGATGACGACGAGCCGGGATTCATCTCAGAATTTCACGATGGGTTGGTCGAATACGCCGTCTACGACCTGTGGGCACAAGCCGGGGAAGCCGACCTTGCATTGAGCGCATGGACGCGATACGCAGCGATTGAGTCTGAACTGACGAAACACACGCAGGCGCGCGGTGGTCGCGCGAGGGTCGCTGGCTATGCCCCGCATCCGCACTGACCTCGCGAACGCCGTCCTGTCGCGTCTGGGGGATACCCAGGAGGCGATCTGGTCTTCAGAGGAAATCAACGGCTATCTGCAAGATGGTCTGTCCGACCTCTGCCGATCGGCCAAGCCGATCATCGATCGCGTGTATCCCGAGAACCGCTTTGAACATTTCGTCTGCACGTCGAAAGCCGACCTTGATCTGTGCGAGGTAACACCTGGCTTTGCGGCGGGTCGGATCTCGAGCATCACCTGCGAGGATGAGCGCGATCTGTTGACATCGGCGCTGCAAGTCTCGACGCCACGCGCATGCATGATTACATGCCCGCCGGAATCGGAACTCCTCGCGGACATTTCGGATGCCTTGCTACCGGCCGTGGCCGACGTCGATGATGACGTGATTGCCATTGACCGCGCCCTTTGGGACAACCGCGTTATTGCGGCTGCGACATCTCGCGATGCGCGCGAGCTAGATTCACGCTATGAGACGAACGCGGGCGAAGTCGTCGCGGTCATGTGGCAGTACGACGGGCCGCGGACTGTCCGGAAGATCCGACGCCCAGCGGCCGAAGCCGATGTCGTGGACGTCAATGGATCGTTCGGCCTCTGCCGCGATGCCGATGACGTGGCGACGACCGATGACGATGTAACCGGCACCTTCGGCATCGCCAGACAGACCCCCGGCCATCACCCGATGGGTTCGACGTCGTTCGGCTGCCCTCGACGCTTCTACCTCGATCAGACGAATGTCCGGTTAGAAGTCGTGCGGCACGCGGCCTCGCTCGACGTATTCGATGACGCCGTTGAACTGCCGGATCGGTACGCCGACTATCTGCGCGATTACGCAATGGGCGAAGCGTTAGGCCGGCCCGGCGTGGGACAGCAGCCGAAATTGGCTCAGCACTACAAGATGCGATGGACGGTGCGACTCGCCCGCGTGGTCGCGCGGATGCAACGGGTCTCACATCAACGTGTGTCGCAACTCGGCGGCAGCCAGATGCCGCGCAATCGACCACCCTCGCCGCGGCTTCCGTGGCCGTATCCAGCGGGAATTGTGGGAGTCCGATGAGCGTCAAATACGAGAAAGCCGTCAGCGAAGACCTCAACACGGGCTATGGGTCCGTCTCCGTCACGATGCCGGGCGGTGGGAGCGCCACCGGCTCAAAAATCGGCCTGCATTCATTCAGTCAAAATGGCTGGTTTCACGCCAGCGATTTCGGTGTGCGCGCGGATGGACGTGATGACTCCGCGGCGATTCAAGCGGCGATCGATCGGGCATCGACGACGGGCCGTGGGGCCACGGTCTGGCTTCCCCCTGGCGACATCTATGCGACGAATTTGAAACTCAAGGCCAGCATCACG